GTCCAGTTTGGTGATTGTGTATCATTAATTGCAACCCAAGTACTTCCTTGACTATCATCTATCACAGCCCAATTAGGGTTCTGTGCATCGTTAATCTGCCCCCATACTAACACAAATCCAATAGCCCCAACACCTTCTACGCCTGATACTTGGACGTTAGTTACTACGTATACGGTTTCATTGCCTAGTACACCTGTACCTAGTACACCCGTTGCGAATACATTGGTTGTTGGATATACAGCTACACTGCCTAACTGCCCAGTACCAAATACACCGGTTGGGGATATATTAGCAGTGCCTGTCATCGAGACAGTACCGACAAACCCTGTACCAACTACCCCTGTTGCATTTACCGTAGCTTTGGCTGTAACCGTAACATCGCCAACAAACCCAGTCGCAAAGTTTCCTGTAGGAAATACCGTAGCGCCTAGAGAGAACGTTACATCCCCTACTTGACCTGTGCCAAATACACCCGTAGTCGTTACGTTTGCTATACCCGTAACACTTACATCACCTACAAAGCCTTCACCATAAACACCAGTAACATATATGTTACCATCGGCAGTAATTGATACACTACCTACAAATCCTGTTGCCTCAACTCCGGTTACAGATGTATTTGCCGCGGCGGTTGTTGTTACACTACCTACAAACCCTGTTGCCTGCAGCCCTGTTGTAGATACGTTTACTATTGGGTAAACAGTGATATTACCTAGTTCACCTACCGCAAACAAGCCTGTTGGAGATACGTTTGCTTTTGCTACTGTTGTAACCGTGCCTAATTCTGTTGTACCTTGTAAACCCGATGCAAAGACTATACTAGAGGTTGCCCCACCTAGGTCAGCAAAGGGTGATTCTGCAAAGGCGCTAAATCCAAACATTATTTAGCCTTCTTTAGCTCATCTACTTCCGCTTTTAATTCTTTAATTGCTTCTATTAATACAGGTACAAGTCTTGCGTAATCAACGGTTTTATATTCTTCTCCTGACTTAGAACTTATTTCGCCAGTTTTTTCATCGTGGTTCATATCAAATGGAGCAAGCGTAACTATTTCTGGGAATAACGCTTCCACTTCTTGTGCGCTTACACCAAGCTGAACTTCTTCGCTTTCATATCCTACTGATTTTGCTAGGTCATTGTTTACATATCTAAAGCCATTTAGTTTGCAAACAGAATCAAGTGCATTTTTAACATTTCCTAGATTAGTTTTTAACCGTTCATCAGAGTAATAAGCAGTTACATTTCCAGTAGCATATAAAGCTCCGTTTGCTTGAAACGATGAACTATTATAAGTTTGAACTAATCCTGCACCTACTGAATAAATGCCAACGGCATAAGTTGTGCTGTACCAACCAGCAGAACCAGTTGAACGCCACCAGCCATCTGAACCATTTTGTTGAGCATTAGTGGTATTATAATTTCCATTACAAGTTGTAGCCGTTGTAGCCGTTGTAGCCGTTGCCGCGTTGCCTGTACAAGAACCTGATGAGCCTGATACGTTTCCTGTTACATTGCCTGTTAGTGCAGCTGTTATAGTTCCGGCAGAGAAGTTACCTGAAGCGTCACGAGCTACTACTTTAGATGCCGTGTTAGTCGTAGTTGCATCGACCGCTAATGTGCCAGAGGTAGTAATTGTTCCGCCAGTTAAGTAGGAGCCGCCAGATACGCTTGTTACAGTGCCTGTATTACTTGTAAATCCACTAGGGTTAGTCGCAGCATAAGCGCCTACAGTGTTATAGGATATTGTCTGTGCAGCGGAACCATTATATGTTGTACCTGATATTGCGCCCGCGCCGCCGTTATTAAACGTAACACTATTAGCTACTGAACCCGCTGAACCTGTAGTGTTTTGGTTTAAGGTAGGGACATCGCCGGCTACGATTGCAGCCATTACTACGTTTGTGCCATTACCGCGTAAGTAGTATCCAGATGTTGTTGCGGCAGCTAGTGCGTTTATTGCAGCTTGAGCGGTTGTTGCACCTGTACCACCGTTAGCAATGTTTAAAGTACCTGCTAAAGTCACTGTACCTGATGTAGGTGAACTTGGGGTAAAGCCTGTAGTTCCTGCACTGAATGTAGTTTGCGTTACTGTAGCCCAAGAGGTGTCAGTACCATCAGTAGTTAAGTATTTACCACTATTAGTGGCTTGACTAGGAGCAAGTGCATTGAATGCCGCGTTAGCTGTTGTTTGGCCTGTACCACCGTTAGCAATACCTAGAGTGCCTGATACTGCAGAAGCAAGGGCTATTTTACCCCAAGAAGGAGCTGCATTTAACCCCCCTGATATTAAGGCATTGCCAGTAGCAACGTCAGCTAGTCTAGCTAAAGAAGTTGTTGTATCCGCATAAAGTATATCGCCAATTGAGTATGAGCTTTGGTCCGTACCACCTTGAGTTGCACCTAGTACCCCGCTTGTTACTTGGCTCATTGAAATAGCGATATTAGTGTCGGCTAAGGCTGTTAACTGCCCCTGTGCATTGACTGTAGCAGTTAGTGTTTTGCTTGCAGCGCCGTATGATGCAGGTGTAACTGCGGTATTAGCGATATTAAATGTTGTTGCTGGGCTTAAGGTTAATCCTGTTCCAGCGTTGTATACTTGAGAAGAGGTTATTTGAGCAAACGTAATGTTAGTAGTACCAAACGTAATGACGCCTGGAGTGTTGCATACATAAGTTTCACCTGCCCCAGTATTACCGCTTGTTACAAAGAAAGCGTCGCCGTTACCTAACGCATTAGGGTCTTTTAGGCCATACGAGTCTGCGTCAGTAGCACGAGTTAATACCCAGTTTGTAGCGCCACTACCTACCGTGGTGACGGTGTATACCCCATTTTGAGTAGCGTTTGTTTGGTTGTATACAAGTATCCTATCGTTAACAGAAGCCACAATGCCGTCTGGAGTAAACGCAACTTGGGTCCCCGCGTTAGTAAGGGTAGCGCCTACGCCTGCTGTACCGTTATTGTATGTAGCAGTTAGGTTGCCTGTAGTATCAGGAACTTCGTATTTAACTGGGTCGTGAAAAGTAATACCAGAAGAGACTAATCCATCTACGTACTGTTTAGTTGCTAGGTCTAAAGCTACGGAAGGGTCTTGTGTTACTGTTACAGATGTTAGCCCGGCAAGCGTAGTTGCTGTAGCGCCTAGATTTACAGGTGTCGTACCGATTGTTGCAGCGTAGTTAGAGGTACCACTGGCATCAACCCACACGCCTTTCTCAGATGGGTAGGTTATGAATACGTCTTTAGTACCAGCAGAGAACGTAACAATAGTATTGCTATTAGACGAGGAAAGGATAGTGTCACGAGACAGCGTATCTGTAGCCGTGGTGTATGTACCAATGCCCACTTCCCATTCATTCGAAGTTTGCCCTGCAATAGCATAGTAGGTTGTGTTGCCGTTACCAATCGTACTAAAGGTTTGGTATGCACCTGTAGCGCCATCAAGCGCAATTGCCCCAGTACCAGTCGATACTGAGGTTTCCTTAACCCGGTCTTTAAGAACTAGAGCCATTTGAGACTCCTATTCTAGGCTATACGAATGATTGCGTCAGTTGCGTCCGCTGTTGGGAATATGATTGTAAAGTCACCGGCAGTAGATGATTTATCGGAACCGAAGTCCAACGCTGCAACTGCAGTATCGTCTGTGCTGTTATATATCAATGCGCCACGAGCAGTAATAGTCGCTGCAGACCAAGTAGTATCCGCAAAGTCAATGAACGCTGTAGTGCCTGTTGAGGTTGGTACTTGTGATACTACAAGAGTGTTTCCGCCTGTTGTGTAACCGCCACCGTTAGCTACTTCATTTGTAGTAGATGAGTAGTCGGTAGTAGCTGCACCTAAAGTCGCTGCTGAAGTATACAACGCGATTTTATAAACCTTTGTAGTACCTGTATTAAAATTTTGTGCGCCGCTCAATAACTGAACTTTAAAGCTTGTGCACATTGCTTGTGAAATTGCCATTTTACTTCTCCTAAATTACATTACTGGGTATCTTACTTGCCCGTTGCGGTATGCGTCTCTTCTATTTTTACCATCACCAAGTTGTTTCAATAAAGCCAAAGCCTCATCGTAACGTTTTTGATATGTTGCTGTTACATCAGCCTCACCCTTCATGTAGGTGTAAGCTTCTAATAATGCGCCATATAGCAGTACAGAATCAAAGTTATCACCTAACCAACTAGTACCTGCAGTAACAATTGACTGTGGGTAATAGAAGTAGTGCAACTCCATACTGTAACTGGCATCAGGTGTTGGTCCTAATATAAATGTATTCTGGTCAAACTGTGCATAATACTCAGGGGTTCCGTAGAACGCAGCGTCCGTATCAGGATAAGACCCACGAATAAAGTTTACGTCTTTATCAAGCAGATACGTGAATTCGTTGTTGCCATTAATTAAAGCTAATGAAAACGTTGCTAACCAATCAGACGGGCATGCTAAATACTTATTGCCGCTTGTCAGATTACCAGTCACGTTCTTACGCAAGGCTGGCAGTTGTACGGTATTATAAACCCGTTGCTCTGCTTCTTGTATGAACGTGTCTATATCAGTCGTTTCAAACTGATTCTCGGTGTAGCTTTCAATAGCCGCAACTAATTGGGTGTAGTTCATTGGCCTACCTTATGCCATCGGACCGCGTGAAGTAAAGCCTTTTGTAGCTGCGCCACTACCACGTTGTTTCATGCCTGATGTTTTAACATCATTACGTGCAGGATTACCGCCGCTTACACGTCGAGCAGGCATACCATTAGTTGAATCACTAGCGCTCACGTTGTTTGGGTCAGACGGATAGCTAATATCCGCATTGGGTATTACTTTTGGTTGGTTATATACTGACATATTAGTTACCTCTTTGATTAGCTGCACGTGCCAAGTTACGGCCTACTTTTTTCATGTCGATTGATTTAACTGTACGGGCTTTACCGCCTTTAGATGGGTCGCCATCTTGACCACCTTTAGCACCATCGATGCCTAGTTGTTTGCCTTTAGTTTTACCTTTAGTGTTGATACCTTGTGCGCCTGCTTTAAATGCCATTTTGTTTCTCCTATGTCGTCGTTACGGTTACAGTACCGACTGAGGCAACTGCTACCAAGTTATTTACTTCTAAGTTAAACGGGTCACGTAACCCTACTGGATTCCAGCCCCATTGTATCACCCTACTACCTTGCAAGGGAACCCCAGTTGCATTTGGACTTACGCCCGTTGTTTCCGTTAATTGTAACCCATTTAGCCCTGATTGATAATACCCTAAATCTGGTCGTGGGTCTCTAACTGCTTGTGGGTCGTTAACTGGGTACATACCTAGTTGTAACTGTGGCTGGTCTGGTTCAAAACAGTCCGAGCATACTAATATGTTTACGTTTTTAGTCTTTATAACTAATCGTTTTAACTGGGACAGCTTAAATCTAAACCCACATCTATCGCACTGTGCAATTGCGAACTTACCACTTGAGTATTTACTCGCCATAGCACTACCTTATAAATTGCATTCTAGGCGCTAGTCTTAGTGCTGCCTTCTCACGGTCTTCATCGGCGGCTTGTTGGTACGTTTCATCATACATTGCTTTTAACATCTGTACCCTAGGTAGCGCTTCTGGTATCTTCATGCTTAAGTGATACGCCAATCCTGCAACCATCGCTGGTAAGAACCTAAACGGTATGTCTTGTGTATTGCTGCCGCTTGACCCAGCGTCTTGGATTCGGCGTAAGCGATAGTACACTAATGTGTAGTAGTTGCCTTGTTCGGGAACTGGCCAGACACTTATGTTTGGTACGTTTGTTACTGTTACGGCTGCACCAGCAGTGTGTGATGCAGCTATTGTATTTTGTTGGCCACGGCCTAGGTTGCTCAATGTACCCGCAGATGAGGTAGTTGATTTTTCTAGATTGCTGTAGCTAATAATTTCGTTGTCTAGTTTGATAAACCCAGTAGACCCAAGCATCGTTACATCTGATAAATCAAGTGATGTTGCAGTGGCACTTATTGTAGTTGATAGGGTAGCTGTCGTCGCATTGGTGTTACCTGTCTGACGATTAATCCATACTTGAATAGGGCGGCCTTGGGCATTTTTGTTAGGTATTGTGATGTATGTAGATTCACTAATACGTGTGATGTTGATATCTTGTTGGTTCTGGCCTGTGCCTGTACGTACCACTTGGTCTAGTAGGTCGATAGTTTCAGTAGGTAATGCATATAAAATCTGGCCTTGAACCAAAGGAATCTCGCCTTGTTCTACAGTCCACAAGTTAATGCCGCGATTAGCCCACTCAATAGTAAGCAGGTTTAAACTACGACGAGCAGTACGCAAGTCATATCCAGTGCGTAGCTCAGAGCCGCACCTCTCAAAGGCTTCTTCTACTAGATTGTTGATGTCTAGATTAAAGGATGATGTGCCTGACGTTGCTGTGTTTAAAGCCATATAATCCTTACCAAATAAATACTACTTCTACTATACCCAAACTAATGATAAGGTAGTTGTTCTCTTCTATAAGCTCATGTTGCATCCCTACAGCAAACCCACATATATAGCTTAAGCTGTAGAATTCCATCACTTTACTTTCCTACTTCGGCTAACATCTTTACGTCGCCACCTTTTTTATACTCGGTTACGAACTGAGGCTTATCCTTACGTACAATGGTCTTACCCTTTGCACCAGGCATCTTATCCTTAGCTATGCAACCCATTCCACGTGAAGGTCTCATGACTACGCCCTTGTTTTTCCACGTACTGCGCAGCCGTCGGCGCGTCTAGATGCTGAACCTACTGAACCGCCTTGTTTCATGTTTATACTCATGTCATCTTCGGTTTGACCAATAGGGTATGTTTTTTCCTTAGCTTTAGCTTTAGGCTTTGGCGCTGGAGGTGCAGGTTTCTTTGGGGGTGTAGGTGTTGCAGAACCGTTGTCTACTTCAGCTTCCCAAGCTTCTATTTTCTTAGCCATAATTAACACATCTTCCCGCGGGTTTTACCGCGAACTTCAATACCACCGCCACGAGCCATTTTAGTACAGCCGCCGCCTTTAAGTTTAGTTAGGTCGGTTTTCTTGCCACCGTGCATTTGTTTATCATGCATGCCAACAGCTTTTTTAGCCATCTTCTTATCTTGCATTAAGTCCATCTTTGTATCTTCTTTAGCCATGATAGCTCCTTGTTAACATTTCCAACGTTTTAGTGATGCTGCCTTGCGTGTAGGCTTGCCATTCTCGTCTTTCATTGGGCCTGGCATACCTGACATACGGGCACAAAACGATTTCTTGCGAGGGCCACCTTCTGGCTGAGGAGCTTTCAAGTTAGACCCTGTTGCTGCATTGTATTTTGCGCGTCCTTTAGCAGTAAGTCCAGCACCTTTCGATACGGGTAATTTCTCACCACGACCAACTGCTAATGATGGCCCGCCTTCTTTAAACTTCTTGCCCTTGTCCGCTGCATTAAACTCTTTTGCTACTTTAGTAGGAATACCTACCTTCTTAGCGAATTTAGGGTTATGAGCGGCCGCAGCCATTAGTTTAGCTTGAGGTTTACTCTTGCTCGGCATCTTCCACTACCTCTTTAACAGGCGCGTCTTTTTGAAGTTTAGCTTTGCGAACATCTTTAACTTCTGCTTTAGCTACAGGTTCTTTTTTGTCGCTTCGACCATTTTCGTTTACTAGCATATTAGCTCCTAACCAAATACTTTATGTGCAAATTGAGTGACAAGAGCGCCTAACGCACCGCCGGCACCGCCAACCATCATTAAGACTCTCCAACCCCCACGAGCTTCCGCAAGAGTTGTGTTAATATCATTAAGCGTTGCTTTGATGGATTCCATATCCTGGACCAACTTATCCATATCAGCTTGTAGATGTTTAATCTCAGTTCCATGTACTGCTAGTTCGCGTTCTATACTCATTATGCAGTTCCATTATTCTTTATTAACACAATATTAAAGAATGCACTAACCGAGTTATTTGCAGCAATACCAATGGCTGAAGCACCAATACAGTTTTTTTCTGCTACTTCAATAGGGTACGTAAAGTCGTAGGTAATAGAGCCGTTATTTAGTGTAGACACAGCAGCGACGCGTAAAATACCGTCAGGACTGTGCTGTTTCAAAAACGCTGTAATGGATGTAGAACCCGAGGCTTGTCCTGCAGTTATGGTGCCTTGTACTAAG